CATCGTCCGCGGGTGCTTTAACACCCCACTGGGACGCGACCCGCCTCCGAAGAAGGTCGAGCCGTAGCGTTCCGTCGCCAGTCCCAGCCCGATCGAGTTGCGCTCCAACGCCACCATCGAGTAACCGCGTATCCCGTCGAAGCCGAGACCGGGGATGTGCAGGATCTCATCCGGCAGGAACCGGGCCTTGATCCTGTTCACCTGGTCTTCGTAATCGTAGAAGACCTGCACCCGACCCGGACGCTTGCGGATCACCTCGATCTTGAGTCGGTCCGGCCGCAGAGGCCACACACCAACAATCCCGCCCGCGCCGTTGCGTTCGATCTCGGCGAACCCACCCCCCCAGGTGAGCACGTGGCCCTGTAGCGTCTCGCGGAACTGCATCGAGCCCATGAGCGGATTCGGCTGATCGTGCAGGATCTCATACAGCGGGTGCTCTGTCGCGCGCCGCTTGCCGCGCGGCTCCAGTCTCTCGTACAGCGGCAGCGGCAGTGACGCCACGTCTTCGGTGATAACCCGCACGGCGGCGTAGAAGGCCGAGTAGGTGAGTGCCGTTTCCGTGTCCACCCGCACGCCGGCAGGGGTATCGACGCCGCCCTTGAACCATTCGACGACCCAAGTCTCTGGCTTCGCAAGGCCTGAGGGCTCTCCCACGATTGCTGCCCGCACGATGGAGCGCAGCAGCCCCACTAGCTAGTCTCCCGGCTGCGAGCGCTCGCGCGCACTCCGAACAGCCCGAGCGCCAGCAGCACGACCCCGACGACGGTTACCGACAACCACGGAGCCAGCATCCACAGCCCCGTAGCTGTCAAGACAAGGCCCACGATGACAAGCACGTCCCACAGATCCACAGAAGGCTCCCTCGTTGTCTAGACGGTGCGTAGCCCGGAGGACTCGTAGCGAGACGGCTCTTCCTGGTGATGACGCATCCAGCCGTCGAGCCCGTACAGCAGTGTGATCATCCCGTCGATGCGCACCCCGCTCTTTAACCGGTCCGGCTTCACGGGACGGATCCGGTCGGGATCGTCTCTCGGATGCTTCGCGTTCAGGTTGTCGGCCATCCAGCGCGCCACCGGGTTCATCCCGTGCTGAAGGATCTTGCCCTTGAGCACGCGCATCAGCTCGTTCATGGGAGCCGTCATCCGCTCGTAGGTCGTGTTCGACTCCAAGAGCTCCAGCCCGGTGCGCTTCTCGAGCTCCTGACGCACCGGCTCACCCGACCATTTGTCGTAGGTGACGTCTGCGATGCGGAACCGCTCGTCGTCTTCCTCGATGCCCGCATACACGGAGTCATAGTCGATCGTGTCGCCGTCGGTGACGGTGATCCACCCGTCCCGGCACCAGATCGAGAACTGCCCCCCAGTAGATTCGTCCAGCTTGGGCACCACGGACTCGGGGCACCAGAAGCGCCACCACACCCACAGGTCATCGGTCAGCACCGACCACGCCGTCAGGTCGAGCTTGGCCGACAGGTCAAGCCCTCCCCACGCGACCTTGTCCTTGATCTTTGGGAGCAGCCATTCCGGCTCCGGCGCGATCTCGCCGGCGTTAGCGTTCCACAGGTCCATCGGCAGGTAGCGGGTGACCTGGTGCACGCGCTGGTTGCAGTGAAACTGACGAAACGCGTTCTCCTTGGTCGGGTCCTTCTTGGCCTCGAGCGCCTCCTCTCGCATCGACTGGACCGTCTTGAACGAACCCAAGGAAGGGTTCGGCCATTTCCAGTTGCGTTCGTCGAACACGTCCGCCGACACCGGCAGGTCCGGATGTCCGGGGAAGGTCCGGTGAAGCGCTTCCAGCTCCTCGTCTGTCTTCGGCAGTTTGCGCACATAGGCGAAGATGTGCGGAGCCCGCGACGGGTCCGCCTGGATCTTCTCGGCCTCATCGATCTGCACCGCCCCGAACCCGTCCGGGTCGTTGGTCTCGGTCGTGACGAGCACCATCATCGGTTGCTCTCGGGTGCCCATCGCGGTGCGCAGCGCGTTGTAGAGCGAGTCGTCTGCCTGGGACAGAACCTCGTCGATGTATGCCCCGTGCGGATTGTGCCCCAGCTCTCCGAGTGCATCCGAGGTGATGACCTCGAAAAACGAGGCCGTGCGCTCATCGAAGATGCGCCGCGCGTGCTTGTTGTATCCCAGCCGCCCGGACAGGTCCGGGGACAGCTGCATCATTCGGACGACGACGTCTCCGACCTTGCCCGCCTGTTTCGTGTCCTTGGCCGCGCCGTATACCTCAGAGGCTTCCTCGTCGTCGCCCACCAGCAGGACCAGGACGGTTCCCGCGACCAGCTCCGACTTGCCCGTCTTGCGAGCGAGCACGATGTAGGCGACACGATAGCGCCGGACGTAGCAGTCCCATTCGTCCGAGAACAGGACCTCTCCGAACAGCGGCCGGATGATGTCGTGCTCCTGGAAGGCGTCTAGAACGAACGCCTGGCGCGTCCATCTCCCCTTGGTGTGAACCAGCACCTCGGTGAAGGTGGCTACGACCCGATCGGCACGAGGCTCGCAATAGTGGGGACCCCTCTTGGAACAGGTCGTCCCGTCGAAGGTGTACCCGCACTCTGGTCGCTTGCGGCGCTCGCTCGGACGCCAGCGTGCGTCAGGATCAACTGAGTAGGCGCGCCTTGTCCTTTGGCTTGTCCGCTTCGCCATCGCCCACCTTCAGTTGAGATCGCTCCGAGGGGGTGAGGCCGAACCGAGCACCGATGGCGGCGACCTGCGCGTCGGCGTCCTTCCACACCTGGACCCACGGACTCTTCTTCAGCCGGTAACCCACGACCTCGCCGTTGGCCGTTATCGGCTCCTCATGAACCGCCCCGAGCGATTCGATCATGGCGGCGGCCTCACGTCGGCGGATGACGGCATCGCACCAGCGAGCAAACGCCTCGGTATCGGCGACGGTGAGAACCCCCATCCGTGTGAGAATCGGCTTGTACTCGCACCACACCAAGAGGGCCTCATCGATCAGCCACAGCGGCGGCTTGATCTCTCCCGCCGGTGGCTGGGGTTCGGCTCGGTTGATGCGGTCCTCACGCTCACCTCGGACGACCTTGAGGCGAGTCGGTCGGGGTTGGGGACCTCTCTTGCCCATCGCCTGACCTCCTGGGGAGAGTCAAAACTTGTCTGCGGGAGAAGATCCTCACCCCGCCGCTGTCCGTCGCCGTCATCTCCAGGGATTGGAAGGGCCCCTCCCCATTCATCGACGGTGGCGTGCCTTCGCCCCCTGCTTGGCGCTTAGCCTTCGATCACACACGTCACAGATGCCTCGTAGCTCATCCTCCGGCACATCGGCGTAGTCCTCAGCTGCGCCGTCGGCCACCTGTCTGACGTGGTCGCAGACGCTCGCCGGTCTCTCGCCGCAGATCACGCAGACCGGATCACGGGCCAGGATACGAGCCCGCACCCTGCGCCCCCGTCTTGTGGACCCCTTGCGCTTGGAGCCTCGCCACGGCTTGCGGGCGTGGCGCTCGCACGGTTCGTAGTTGGAGCACCCCGCTCGGGCGCAGCGTCTGCGGGGCCGGGTCGGCATCTACGTAACCACCAACCAGTTCGGTGCTCTCTTGACCGGGATCTCCGGGTTGTCGGTGACCCTCACGTAGACCTCGTAGCGGCCATCTGAAAGCGTCACGGTGTCTCCCACGAGACACTTGGCCAGGAACACCGAGCCCGCCGTCTCCCATTCGGCTGTCTTCCAGTCGCCTGCGGCCGGTTCGGTGCCAGGTGCTACGAACGCCATCTCGACCGTGTCCGTCGTGGGGTCGATGACCGCGCCGTTTTCAGTGGCGGAGACCGGGACCTTGATGTATTCCTTGGTCAGCGACGAGATCACGGTGTCTTTCAAGTCTTCACCTTGCCCGTCTCCCATCCGCTATCTACGTCATCTGCGTCCCAGTCCGAGCGGGAGCTTCCTGCGTTCCAGCCCGTCTCAGCTTGTCCACTGCGCCAGCCACTGCCCGCTCTCCCGGCACGCCAGGACACCTCGATCGCTCCCGGTTCCCACTGCAGATCCCGTGCCGCGGACACCAGTAGTGCTTCCAGCGAGCAGCCCGCACTCGTGCCCAGCAGCAGTGATGCGTCGAGACCGACGTCGACGATGAGTACGTCTATCAGCGCCGCGTCGAGTGCACCTTGAGCCGCCAGCACCGACACCACGACCGCATCGAGTTCTGCCGTCTGTGACCCCGTCGCCTGCAGCAACGCATCGAGATCGCCGCTCAGTTGTCCCGATGCCTGCAGCAAAGCGTCCGCCGCGGAGCTCGCCTGTGTCACCTGGTGAAGCAGCGCGTCAAGATCACCTGCCAGCGATGCTGTCGCGCTCAGGACCGCATCGGTTGCCTGGGAGCGAGAATCCGTCGTCTGCAGGGTTGCATCTAACCCGTGGCTCTTGCCGGTGGCTGCGCTCAGTTGCGCATCGAATCCCTGGCCGAGCGCGGCGGCTGCCAGTAGCACGGCGTCTGCTTCAGAACTCTTCTCAAGTGTGGAGCGAAGCGTCGCGTCCAGCGTGCTGTCCACCGGTATGCGATCTACCAGGACCGCATCGGCGGAAAACGACCTGCTCGCCGTCATCTGCAGCACCGCGTCGAGACTCGATAGCACCGAGCGGACCACCACCAGCGAAGCGTCGATACCGTGGTCCCTTGTGGCCTGTGCCAGGAGCACCACGTCCATCCCGGCTTGTAGCTGTGCCGTGGCCAGCAGCACCGCGTCGAGATTGTGGCCGACCGTGGCGGTCAATCGCACGATCGCTGCGAGGCCGTGGTCCGCATCCACTGAAGCCTGGAGCACCGCATCGACCAGAGACTGTCTCGTAACCACCGAGACCACCAGAGCATCCAGGCTCGCCTGTAGCTGTGTCCTGGCCACCACCACGGCGTCCAGGTCTGATCCTTTAGTCGTTCGCGACACGATCAGCGCATCCAGGCTCGATGCCACGCTCTGGGACGCCATCAGCACCGCATCCACGCTCGTAGCTATCTCTGCGGTCGCCTGGAGCACCGCGTCCAGGTCCGAGTCCTGCTCTGTGGTCGCAGCAAGGATCGCGTCCAGGTCGGATGATCTCTCGGCTGTTGCTTGGAGTACCGCGTCGAGCGTGTGGGACAGCTCTTTCGTTGCTCTGAGCAGCGCGTCGGTGCCCGATGGTGCCGAGACACGCACCACCACGAACCCGTCGAGACCGGAGTCGCGCGTCTGTGCTCCCGCGACTCCGACAGGCGTCTGAAGCTCTGCCCCGTAGAGCCGTATCCGACTTGCTGTACCGGTGCCCGTGATCGTCTGGGTGAACCACAGCTCCAGGTCGCCGTAGTCGGTGATCGCGTCGGCCTGCGTACCGGTCAGCTCACGCGTGACGGTTTGTTTGTCGGCGCCCGCCGTATCGATCCACGCTGCGACCTCGACCCCGCCCTGGCGCAGGGATACCGTGACATCGACGTCTTTGGTTCCCGTTTTGTCGAAGCGGTAGCGGACGAAGTGGTCGCCCGATGCGACCGGGTCGCTCAGTGCTTCCAGGCTCGCTTTGTAGGTGGCGTCGGTGTCCGGCGGTCCCTCGACGAGCGTGTAGTCGGGAGGCGACCCGATATAGGCCCCAAGCCCCGCTCCGACACTGGCGCGAGCCACCGCGATGGCGTCGAGCAGCGACCCTGCGGCCACACGGTCCACCAGCAGTGCGTCTGCGGCAGCGTCCTTGGTGGTTCCCAGTGCCTTGAGCGCGGCGTCGAGGCTGTGCGTCCTGTTCACCGTGTCCCGGAGCAGCGCGTCCAGCGATGAAGTCTTAGTGACCTGAGCCAGTGCCGTGTAGGTGCCGGTCAGCTCGACGACATCGACTTCGGCGTGGATGCCGTCTTTGCCCTTGGTCTGGCCGTAGGTCTGGCGCAGCTCTATCGAAGCGCCGTCCCAGGTGGCCTTGGATGCTCCCGTATCGACGTAGCCGAACGCGGTGGGACCCGTCGTCTGGTCCGTCGTGGACGTGATGTCAGCATTGACCGAAGCGAACGTCCCGCCCGAGTCGGCCGCCGCCAGGATGGTTGCGCCGTTGACTATCCGGACCTGGAGCCCGACTGTGTCGTCGACGCGTCCCTGCTGGCGATACTCGACCGTCCAGGACAGTGACCCCATCGACGACAGGTCGCTCGGTGTGTCATCCAGTGCCCGTGATAGGTCCTCTTGGACGTCGTTTGAGAAGATGAGCCGTGAGTCGTCGGATGCGTTGAGCGGCGATGCGCCCCTAAGCGTTGGCAGCGCCGGCACGGACACCTCCAAGCATCGTCTCGAAGCAGCACAGGTCGGGACGCTCTCCTCGCAGCAATGCCGCCGCGATGCCCGAGCATCTCTGCGGGAAGTCCCCGCAGTCGCATCCCCCTTTGGCCTTGAGCACCGGCTTGACCACCGTCAGGTACCGGGGGTCCCTATGCACCGCATCCCAAGAACTGAGTTCCCGGCGAAGCCCGCACACCCACCGGCGGCCGGGGATCGTGTTCTCCTCTAGGAACGGACAGCGTTGGCCCTCCAGGTAGCAGCAGTGGTCCCCGTTGCCGTGACAGCCCGTCACACACCTCCGTCGATATGGCTGTAGAGGTCCGTCGTCGAGCCGTCGTCTGCCGTCCAGCCCCCCGCTGCGATGTCCGCGTCGGGGTTGGCCATCTGGCGGTTAACGGCTCGCGCATCGAGCGCGGCTTGCGACTCGGAACTGGCCCGCAGGAGCGCGTCTGCCGCGAACCCCGCCGTCTCGGTGGCTCTAAGCACCGCGTCGAGCCCGTCTTGTGCCAGCGTGCGTGCCACCACCAAAGCATCGAGTGACCCGGCGCGCGTCCGCGTCGCCCGCAGGACCGCGTCTGTCGCGGAGCCTCGCGTCAGCCCCAGAACCTTTAGGACGGCGGCGAGTCCGTGGGAGCGGATCGCGAACTGTAGCAACAGCGCGTTAAGCGATGAAGTCTTGGCGGCCCTGGTTGCGAGAGCGGCGTCTAGGTTGCTGGTCTTGGTAACCGCCGAGGCTGGGGTGTAGTGGACCGTGATGCGGACGTGGTCGACCCGTGGCCGCCCCTGGATGTCGTGGCGCTGCGCCGCCAGCACCGCGCCGAAGTCGCTGTCGTTGATGTCGGCGGCGCTCCACGCCTCCCCCCACAGTTCTGCCGCGGACCCGTAGCTCGCATAGGTATCGGTGGTCGGCCACACAGTAGCGACATCGGCTTTGTCGGTTGCGCCTATGGACCCGTCAGCTTTGACGATGCGGACCCGGATGTCCTTGGCCTCGGTGGTCCCCGACTCCGACCTGCGTTCGATCTCGACCACGATGCCGTCGATGACGGCTCCCGCAGGGATGGTGAAGCCGAAGTTCGACGCTCTCAGGTATTGGGTCGTGTCGCTGCCGCTAACGATGGCTGAGGCAGGCACGTCATCCGACGCCAGGATATTGCCGGGGTTAGACCAAGCGATGTTGCCGAACGAGGCATCGTTGGTCCCCGTCCCCGGAGACAACGGTCCCTGCTGCGTCACCTGGCCGAGCAGCGCATCGAGTTCTGCCGTCTGCGTCTCTGTCGCCTGCAGCGCCGCGTCGAGATCGCCGCTCAGTTGTGCGGTGCCGCCCGCAGCTGCCTTGAAGGCAGCGATGAACGCCCGAGCTTGGGAGTTGCCCCCGGTCCACGCCTCGTTGGTGTCATACGACCCCGTGGATGAGACGATGCGATGAGCCGACTCTTGGTTCGTCGAGCTGGAGTCGATCTGTTGCTGGGTGAAGCTGTTGGTCCACGAATCCGAGAAGGTCCGAATTGGGCCGAGGCGCACGAGTGCCATCAGCAGAACGTCGGCGGTGGCCGTGTTCAATGTCGGAGTAGTGATGTTGCTGGCGGTGTTTCCTTGGAAGACGTTGTCCGCCACATCTACGATGTCGCTGGTCGCGAGTCCCGAGTATTCGAAGATATGCAGCCGCCAGATGCGGGAGTTCCCGGTCTTGGTAAACGTCACAACTGACGATTCCGAGGCTCCTGCCACCTTGTAGTAGATGCCTCCGTCGAACTGAGCGGCCCCATCCGACACCGTGGCGGCAGACCAACCCGCGGGTGCAGTAACGCCTTCGTTGGTAGCGTTGGTGGTGGCGTGGGCGATGAGCAGGTTGCCCTCGGTGGGTGGCGAATCGAATGTGGCCCCTACCGCTGTATCGTCCGATACTAGACCGCGCTGCGTCTGGACCTGGGCTATGGCCACTTTTATCTACCTCGGTCCTAGGAGATACCTGCCGTCTTCCGGCGCGCGCTCCGGGGGGTACATATCCGGGTCGCCCACGATGAAAGCCCGTTCCTCGCGCACCGTGGCCGCAGCGGGGTCGACCATCACGACCGGTCCCATCGGCGCCCACCCGACCAGGAAGATCACGCGCCGTCGCTTCTGGCTAATACCCACCGCGCCCGATGTCTGATAGCGCGCCGCGATTCGTCGGCGGTAGATGAGGTTGTGCCCCGTGGCTCCCGGTGGCGGCGCCATGTCCAGCAACGTCTCGCCGGGACCCACCAGCCGGAAGCGCACCAGCCGGTCGCGGTCTATCTGGGATGAGTGTGCGCCCGCTGCTTCGCGCAGCACCGTGCCGTCGTCGTAGTCGGCTTCCCAAGTGACGAGATCGCCGGGGACCAGCTCGGCCAGACGGGGAGCGAAGCCCGGTCTCACCGTTTCTCGAGCTCGGAGCCGAGCGCCCACCACCCGTTACCCGAGGCAACCGCGCCCTCGCAGTCGTGGCATCCTTCGAAGGATTGCTCGGCTTCGATCGCGACGGGGTAGCCGGGGTGCTCGTCGGGGTCGTTGACCATCACGACCGTGAACGTGAGCGCATCCGCGTCGGCGTTGGGTGCGGCCGTGGTGAAGGATGCTTCCGCATCCGAGAAACGCGGGCGCGCCACCTCGCGATGGTGGAAGGAGACCGTGTCGCCTACGGCTACGTCAGAGCCGTCGGCATACTTGAGTGCTTCGTTGCGCCGGTTGGCCAGCGCGACGTCTTCGGGGATCTGGCGCTCGGACTTGGGTGTCTCTTCTGCTGTGTCTGGCATCACGCCTCCTATGTCTCGTCCATTTGATAGGTGAAGGTCTCCGCGCTGAGCGTGCCCGGTCCCGCGGTGGATGCGACCTCGATCTGCAACACCACGAAGTCTCCGAAGTCGCCGGTCGATGGGTTGTCGATCGAGCCACCGAGCGCTTGGGGAGAACCGCTGGTCTTGGAGAAGGCGTCGAAGGGAGCCTGGTCCAATCCGCCGTGGTTGCCCTGGGTCAGTTCCGTGCCGGTCGTCCCCTGGGTGCCCGTGGCCTGAATGTAACCGTCGTTGCCGCCCGTCGACGCGTCGGCAGCCACGCACGTCACACCCGTGCCGTAGTTGTTGGAGCCGTCGGAGTACCACTTGAGGTTGTTGATCGTGCCCGCCGGGGTCGTGTCGGCAGAGAGTCTCGTCGAGACCCAGTAGGAGTAGTTGGTGCCTGCTCCGGGGATGGGGATCGGATCGGCGGTCCCTGGTGCCGGCGCGTCACTGGCGGACGCGCGCGTCGTCGCCGACGTGATGTCGGTCTTGGTCTGGGACCCCGCCGTCCCAGTGTGGCGTCGGACCGTTACTGTCGCAGCCATCTAATCCGCTCCTTCGCTCTCTGACTTGGACAATGCGCGCGCGATGTTGGAGACCGCGTTGGAGAACGCGTCCTCGGCCGTCTTGCCGACCCCGTACGCGTCGACCACCAGGGATGCGTCCGTAGTGTCTTCGTCGTTGTGGAGCTCGACGTTGACCACGAAGATCATGGTTCTCTCCTACTCCGAGACGATGTAGCCCGCGATCAGGGTGAGCAGCGTCGTAACCGCTGCCGTGACACCTGCAGGAACCGCTACCGCGGTGGTGGACTCCACGAGCCAGATGGTGACCGTGGCGAGAGCCGCGCCGACTGTAGCGGCCGTCACCTTGGGATGGACCTTGGTGTCACTCATCGCTTCCCTCCCTAGTTGCTCGTCATTCTTCGATGCAGACGCGCGGCAAGGGTGGCGGCGTGCATATCTCGTCTTCCGGTGGCTTCCCGTTGCCGTTCCCATTGCCGTGTCCCTTGCCCTTGCCCTTGCCGCCCTGTCCATCGCGTCCGCGCTCCCGTTGCTGTCGCTCACCTGGTGACTCGCGCGGAGGGGGGATCTGGCTGGGGTCACCTCCGAGCTGCCGGAGTATCTCGCGCAGGTTGCGTCGCATCTCCCTGCGCTCGCGGGCTGCGCGCCTGCGGTCGGCGGCGGCGCTGCGCTCCTGCACCCGCAGAAGCTGGCGCGTCTGTTCTTCCTGGCCGGCCAATATCTCCAGGGAACGGGCTGTCGCGGCCCGCTGGGAGTCGCGGACGTAATCCACGAGATACCCCAGCGCCCCGATGATCGCGAGGGTCGAGACGATCACGGCAACGATGACGGTCCGGTTGAGCCACTTCACCGCGTGATCACCCCGAAGACCAGGGACACGACACCGGCCCCCACAAGTCCCCCGATAGCGGAGAACATGGCGACCTTGGCTTTGAGTGTCGCCATGTCGGAAGAGAAGTTCACCTTCATCTCGGACATGTCCCGCGACATCGAGCGTTCCAGGTTCTCCATCGAGTGCTTGATGTCGCGGATGTCGCCGTTGATGGTGTCCAAACGACGCGTGTGCTGATTGAGGGTCTCGTCTATGTGGCCTTGCCAGCGATAGAACTCGACGGATCCCGGCGTTCCGTGACGGCTCTCGTCATCGCGATGGACAGTCATGGCACCTCGAAAGGATCTGCTCGAAGGTCATGGACTCCCCCCGGACGTGAAAAAACCGCCCCGGAGGCGGCTCGGCAACTGATTTTGGGGATAGGTGTACCACCCCGATGAAACCCTAAACGTTAGACTTGTCTAGCTCAAGCACTCTCGGCGCGCCACTCTTTCAGGTAACAACGATTACAGCGGCCACCCTTCTTGATGGCCCGCTCGTTGCAACCCGGACATACGATCCGCTCCACCTGTTTGCCGAGACGGGTTCTTATCGTGTGGAAGCGCTCGGCCTCAGCATCGCGCTCACGATGATTGGTGGCATAGCGCAACAAGTCATAGAGCGCGTACGCCTCCGACGGCGACAATCCCAGCTCCACAGAGAAGGAACGGCTCATGCCGTTCGATTCACCTCCTTCCGCAGCATGGCCGCTCGTCTCTCCAGCCTCTCGGCCTCGTCGATCTTGGCCTTCTTGGCGAGCCGTTTCATGGCCGCCTCCTTGTGGTCGAGCTGCTCGGCATCGGGGATCGAGTCGTCGCGGCGCAAGGGTCCTATGTAGTCCTCTTCGTCGGAAAGGAATATGCCCTCGATGCGAGCCTCAAGTCCGGCAAAGAACGCCTCCTGATTGATGAGCGTGTTGCCCACCCGACGCAGTCGTCCGAGATTGCGGCGCTGGCTCTCCCATATCTGCCGGGTCGGATCGGAATGACCGGAGACTGAGACGCGCTCGATGTTGTAGTTCTGCTCTTGGTCGCGGTCGGCAGGCCGGTCGCGACGACCATGTGCGTATTCGTAGGCGAAGCGGTACTTCTCCTTGAGCTTGGGTATCTGTACCTCGGACACGTAGGTGAGGATCTCCCACACCTGATCGGGGGTTGAGATGCTCACCTGGCGCCTGCCACGTTACCGGGGTCGGGGGGGATGCGGCGGCGGGTCACCCGTTCTCCTCGACGTAGCGGCACACCGCGCAGAGCTTCACTGCGCCGCGGCCTCCTTGGCCTTGAACTCGTCGATGAAGTCGGGGTGCTGGGTCTCCATGTGCGCCCGCACGTCTCCGAAGGAACGGTTGCACGATGGACATACGCCGTTGGCGATGCGGCGGCGGATCCTCGTTAAGTGCCCGCGGACGGCGCGCTTGCTGCGCTCGGCGGCCTCGGCTTGGTCGCGCCAGGATGAGGCTCTTGCTTCCGCGGAAGACAGTCGGCGGCGAAGTTTCTGCTCCTCCGTCTCACCGACGATGAAGTGCTGAGGGTCCCCATTGGGACACCAGAAGCTGCGGCCGTCTTTCTTGCGATGCTCGTACATCTCCCTCGGCATGGCGACCGGTATCCCACAGGCGATGCAGGTCGTCCACTCCAGGTGAACCGTTCCCACCCACCCCGTCACGCCCGTTACTGTCATCGTGTCCTCCTTTTGTCACACAGCTTCACTCGGTATCCTCGAACACAAGTGTTTGCTCGCGCGGCCACCGCTCCTTGGAAAGAACGGTTCTCTTGTGATGCGGTGCCATGACTTCAATCTCCACCGTTACAAAATCAGCATCGAAGTCCAGCACCTTGCCGTAGTAGGACGGCCCCTCTGGATTGCGGTCCATCAGCGTGAGCCAATAGCGAGTGTTTGCCTTTGCTTCTTCCAGCCCGATGGCAACCACTTCCGGCCTCCCTCATTTAGAGTGACAACGTTCCCTGTCCGGCGCGCTCGCTCTCTCGGTGGCGCTCACCTTTGGACTCAGGAGCTTCAAGACACGGCCAGTTGCCGGAGCGGTACTCGATGCCGTCGTTGCTGACGCGAAAGCAGTCGTCGCAGTAAAACCAGCCGAACACCTCGGAGTCGGTGATGCCGACCGGAGCAGGAGAGACGGGTTGCCCGCCGAGCTCTAGATACCTGGCGTAGCTGATGCTGTGGGGATGGGAGCAGCGCGTCATGGTCACGATTCGTCGGTCCTCAGAACCACGTCGTAGCCCCACTCGGGGTCGTAGTTCTCCAGCGTGACGAACCCGCGCTTCTCTAAGCGGCGGGCAGTACGCCAGTGGACCCAGACGTTGTATTTGTCGGCCCACGTTGCCTCGTTCGTTTCCACTGCGGTCCCAGGCTTCGTGGCGTTGTACTCCCGTAGGAGTTCTAGCGCCTCGCGTTGTTTCTTAGTCAGTGCCTGCTCGTTCAGCCTCTCTGCGCGATTGAGTTCCTTACTGCCACTCACGCCCTCACCCCTATCTGCGACAGCGCGCGCTCGATCACGTCGGGTTCGGGACACCCAGAAGCGCATTGAAAGCCGGAATCGGTGAGCGTCAGGTAGTCGTAGCCCCCGCAAAGATGACACCGAGCCTCGACGCCGAAGCCGCGGCTCCAGTCTTCGTAGTAGGGGACGGCGCGCGGCGTGACATCGGCGCTAATACCATTCACGGGGATGTCACTTACGTCCATTCTGGCCCCTCTGCATCTTCGTCCCATTTGATTCCGATAACGACCATGATTTGGACGTGCCCCATGTCCTCGTCACGATGAAGTTCGATTCCCCCGGTGCCGAATCGCCTTGCGCCGTTACGGATTTCGGTCAGCCCTTCTTCGATGATTTCCTGGACTCGCTCAGCGGTATGAGGCTCGAACCAACCGGCCCACTGGCGGCCGACAAGCCTCGTCGCATCGGTCACATCAGCAACGACCTGCTCGAAAGTCCGGCCCTCCGCGCGCTCACCCATCAG